TGTGACAATCATGAATAATTACTTGTCGCAAAAAGATCGCATTCTTTTTGAAGAAGAATTTATTCGTTTAACTTGGGACAAGCCAGACCTATCCTCTGATGAACTGAATCTTTACATGAACGTGTGCAAAGAAATCATCAACTTGGAAGTTGTTGGCAAGCACTTGAATAAACTTAACGATCAATTTGATGAGATTGATGATCAACAAGATATAACCATGAGGCTTGCTGAAATCATCAAGGCAAAGTCCAGCGAATACCATCAATGCGAAGGGCGCATTGAAAATCTCACTAAAAAACTACAAGGTGATCGCGCCGAAAGAATGAAAAATAAATACAAAGAAAATGCATCAATTATTTCTTTGGTTCAGTTGTTTCAGGATGAGGAAGAGCGCAAAAACATGGTCAAGATTGCAGAGATGCAAAAGAAGATAATTAGCGAAGAAGCTAATAGACTAGAGAGCATGGGCGAATGGAAAGCGAGAGTTCTTGGTGTTTCAAAAGAAGATGTTATTTAATTGTTTAGAATGTCAACAAGGGTTCGATTCAGAACGCAGTCTCCATGCTCACATCAAAAAGCATGACATGTTTTTACATGATTATTATGTAAAGCATTTTAGGCGCAAAGACTTGCTTACTGGCGATTTATTGCCTTTTAAAAACAAAGAGCAGTATTTTCAAACTTATTTTCTCAGTAGTGAGAATCAAGATAAGTTCTTTAATCAACAATACAATAAAGATTTGGGAGTTTGTATGATTCTTTTAGACATGCTTTGTTCAAAGACCAAGGATGGATTTGCACCATGCGAAGTTATCCTGAAGAGTTATGGTTTGCCAAGTATTTCAGTTTTTAAAAAGTTTTTTGGCAGTTACTCTGCGGCAACTGAGAGTTGCGGCTCCAAGCTTATGTTTGGCGATAAGTTTCCAAAAGAATGCCTCGCCAATCCAAACCCAAAAATTTTCATTGACACGCGAGAGCAGCAACCCCTATCCTTCAAGAACAGCGAATTTCTAAAGCTGGATTTGGGAGATTACTGTGTTGAGCCAAAGTATTTTAATTATACGTTTGTTGATCGCAAGTCTGAATCAGATTTTAAATCCACAGTGAGCGAAGATAACTTGGAACGATTCAAGCGTGAACTCTCGCGTGCGCGGGAGCAGGAGTGTTTCATTTTTGTGGTTGTGGAAAGCGACTTTGAACAGATACAGAAAAACAATGGCAAAAACTCTCACAAGAGCAATCTTGCTTACATCTACCACAATATGAGAGCTTTGCAAATGGAATTTAAAGACTGCTGCCAGTTTGTATTCTCCAGCAATCGCAAGAACAGTGAAAAACTTATTCCTCTTCTTTTGGTTCATGGCAAAAAGCTTTGGAACGTAGATTTACAATTTTATATTAACGGAGGATTATTAAATGGCTTGGACTGAAGGCAATCAAAAAAGAAGAAAACACTTTCTAAACATCAATCAAGAAATCCTTGATGCGAAAGGTTTTTTAGAAGAGAGAGAGGCTAAGATCATGCTGTACAAGTTTCTCAAGGAGAATCCGTCTTTCACTTGCGAATTATTGACTGGTATTAAATTGTTTCCATTTCAGCACATGGCAATCAAGTCCATGATGCTCACAGATTACTTTCTAGGCGTTTGGAGTCGTGGCCAGAGTAAAAGCTTTACAACAGGTTTATTCGCTGCTCTAGACGCTGTTCTGCATCAAGGAGTGCATATTGGCATCATATCTAAAAGCTTTCGTCAGAGTAGAATGATTTTCAGCAAGATTGAAGACATTATGAAAACGCCAAAAGCCTCTATGTTCGCCGAGGCAGTCACAAGAGTTTCTAAAAATAACGATCAGTGGGTCATGGAAATTGGCCGCAGCAAGATCACTGCGCTGCCTCTTGGTGATGGCGAAAAACTACGCGGCTTCCGTTTTCAAAGAATGATTATTGACGAGTTCTTGCTCATGCCAGAACGAATCTTTAATGAGGTTATTTTGCCTTTCTTATCTGTTGTGGAAAACCCCACAGAGCGTCAGGAAATTTATAACCTAGAAACAGAATTGATTGAAACTGGCAAAATGCAAGAAGAAGATCGCGCTCAATGGCCGAACAATAAAATAATTGGGCTTTCTTCTGCCTCCTACAAATTTGAATACTTGTATAAACTATATCAGCAATACGAGCATCTTATTTTAAATCCTGAAAAAAGTGATGTGGCACATCGCGTTATCATGCACTTGAGTTATGACTGTGCGCCAACTCAGTTGTACGATCAGTCTTTAATTCAGCAAGCAAAATCAACATTGAGTCAGTCTCAGTTTGATCGCGAGTTTGGCTCGATATTCACTGATGATTCCAGCGGTTATTTTAAAGTTAGCAAAATGGCAGCTTGCACCATTGAAGATGGTCAAGGTCAATGTGTGGAAATTGCTGGCGAACCAAACGATGAATATATTTTATCTTTTGACCCATCTTGGTCTGAAAGCGAAAGCTCTGACGACTTTGGCATGCATGTTATTAAAATCAATAAAGAAAAGCGAATAGGAACAGTTGTTCATAGCTATGCTATTTCTGGCACTCGCCTGAAAGATCATATTTTTTATTTTTATTATATCTTAACAAACTTCAATATTGTTTGCATTGTTGGTGACTACAATGGCGGTGTACAATTCCTAAACGCTTGCAACGAAAGCGACTTGTTCAAAAGTAATGATTTAAAAATCGACTGCTTTGACGCAGACTTTGATGATGTTCAAAACTACGACGCATCTTTGCGCGAAGCTCGCAATCAATACAACTTATCGTCTAAAAAGATATGCCATCTTCGCCGCCCAACTTCACAGTGGATTCGGTTTGCAAACGAATCATTGCAGTCTTCTTTTGATCATAAGAGAATTTGGTTTGCTTGCAGCGCAGTTAATGATGACTATCAACGCCAAAGAGGCAAGAGCATTCCCATTGACCAAATCAGGTTCTTGAGAGTAGCAGATGCGGATGAAAAGAATACAGCCGCAAAAATGATTGATTTTATCGAGCACCAGAAAGACATGATTGATTTGACCAAGGCTGAGTGTGCTCTTATTCAAGTTTCAACAACTAGCCAAGGCACACAGTCTTTCGACTTGCCATCAAACCTAAAGAGGCAAAATGGCGCAGATAAAGCTCGTCGTGACTCTTACTCTTCTTTGGTTCTAGGCAACTGGATGGTTCAAACCTACTTTGACATGATGAATTTTAAAGCAGAAGATACAGAAGCTACATTCACTCCATTTTTTGTCTAAAGTAACTTTGAAAGTGGGATTTGTAAGATTTGCGTGTAATATAAATTAATGGCCCGCTCTTACAACAAAAAATCCGACTATTGGACAAAGTTCAATCAAAAGTCTCTTCCGAACTTTCAATCAACAATTACTGCAAATACTGAGCCTGTTTCGGCTGGTGAACCATTTTACACTTCTGATGCTTCTATGGTTCAATTTGCAAAAGCTTCCAGAGAAGGTTTAAGCAGAACAGATGCAACTTCTAGCAGAGTTAATCGTGCGGCTCTTGCTCCGACTTTTGATCGCTACAGCAGCATTCGTGCTGGCATGTTGCCTTATAGCTTTTCTAACGACGGTGTTTATGTTCGGGAGGCGATTGAGCTATGTCAAAAAGCCTACGCCAATGTTCCTATTTTCCGCAATGCTATTGATTTGATGTCGGAATTTTCCAATGGCGAAATCTTTTTTGAAGGCGGCACAGACAAAGCAAAAGACTTCTTTTATCGCTGGATGCGTAAGATTCGCGTATGGGATTTGAAAGACCAGTTTTTCCGCGAATACTATCGCAGCGGCAACATCTTCATCTACAGAGTTGATGGTAAGTTTGATTTAGAGGACTTTAAAAAGCTCTCCACCATGTATGCAGAAGAAGGTGCAGAGATTAGAAACCAGATTCCTCTCAAGTATATTCTTTTAAATCCTTTTGATATTGTTGCTAAGCGCGTGACAACTTTTAATGCAACAAGTTATGAAAAAGTTCTATCTGAATATGATTTGGAAAGATTGCGCAATCCACAATCCGAAGAAGACATTGAGTTGCTAAACTCTTTCCCCGAAGAAGATCGCAAAAATATTCAAAAAGGCGGCTTCGCCAAGAACGGCTTAAAAATCAAAATCAATCCAGAAAAACTACATTTCGCATTTTATAAAAAACAAGACTATGAGCCTTTCTCTATTCCTTTTGGTTTTCCTGTTCTTCAAGACATCAATGCCAAGCTTGAACTCAAGAAAATGGACCAAGCAATCACAAGAACCGTTGAGAATGTCATTCTACTTATCACAATGGGCGCACCACCCGATAAAGGAGGAATCAACCATCA